ATCTTTAGGTCGAGTAGTCACTTGATCCTCAATAGTTGTTGGATCCTTTGGTTGCCAGTAGTCAGTGTCGGTAATGTCTGTACCCGGAGGAACATCCTGGATAGACACATAATAATTGTTGCCATCTTGTACTGTTGTGCCAGTAGGATAAAAGTTTCCGTCGTCCCAGATATTGTCTGGTTCAAATGCTTGATCCACAATATCTTTGTATTCTTGTGCATTAACCAAGGGTGTTGCTTTGATACGCCACAAGTGCGGCAACCAAGTTACTGAAAAGCCTTCAGATGCAAAGTTTGCATCTTGGATAACATAAAATCTTGGCAGTGCTTTGTTTAGATCATTAGCTAATGGATGGTAGTCTTTTAAGTTTGGAAATTCCAATACATCGCCTACCATTAGTTTACGACCAAATGTGTCTATCATGTTGTTGTAATGGAATGTTACAAACAAGGTATCGTTGTTTAAGAACAAGCCAAATTGTGTAAGATCAAAGTCAATATCCTGCACACGGTAAACACCGCGCATTACATAAACATCAGGATCGTAGGAACGATCTCTGTTTTCGCCCAGCAACAGATCTTCAATAAACAACGGGTCAGTAGTATCGTAAACTGGCAAAGTAGCGTCATTGTCCCCTACATCTCCAGTCTTTGGACCTAGATACTTGTGAACATAAATGTCTAATCCGCCCACGGTGTACATCTCAGAAATTGATCTGTCTATGAACTTGTAGTCGTTGGTTCTATTTGGGCGGTAAAGAGAGAGTCTTGGCATAATAGTATATTTATTGCCGCAGTTGACAGTAAATAAGATAGCAAGTAAAATAAAACATATGGACGAACTACAAGACCGCACTACAGAAGCAACTAAACAACTTAATCTAGTCACTGACCGGTTCGTGCGCCGGGATCTTGATCGGATGCTAAAAACTGTGCATGAAGCACTGGATAATTTGGACAAGGAAAGTGTGGAATGTAGGCGGGCGCATCGAACTACTACCAAATACGAAACACTAAAGATTCAAGCAGAAGAACTTGTGCTAAATCTGGAAAAACACCTTACTCTTGCACTACTCATAAAGTAGTACTTTGGGCTGAGTTGACGGAATATTCAACAAGTGCTATAATTACAACAATAAACAAGGAGCCTGCATGAAAGTTTCTCTCAAGCCACTTAATCCCCGTAGCCCAGACACAAAGTATGTGGGACTAGAACCCACTTGGTCAATCCAGCCCACAGAGGAACGATTTACTGCTATGACTCGGGCATTCAGCTGGTACAACTATTTTTATGGCAAAAAAGAAGCCAAAGAGTTTGTTTGTGTGTACTTGGATGCACATGATCGAGTCAAAGACGCAAAAAAGATCCGTGCTCTAAACGATAGTCAGGTTCGCTTAACAACTGGGTGGCTTGCTCGTATGAGCCTAATGGGCTTGCAACTTACAGACCCAGAGCAAATCAAACTGGATAACTTGGTTAAAGAACTGCTAGAGCTCAAAGAGCAAGCAGTAGCCGAAGTGGTTGAAGATGATGGCGTCCCTAAAATCACAATCCAAGATCGGTTACGAGAAAAAGTAAGCGAGTGTCTCGGCGAAATGGATGGCTTGTTTGACGAGTTTATTGTTTCGGGTGCAAAGCTCAATGCAGACTATAAGCCTGTGGTGCTGATGCGTTCGTTAAACATTGCCCCGCAAATGGTATCTAGCATTAAAGATGTGTGGACTAAAAAACTTGCAGAGTTCGAAGAAGCAGTAGAAGGCAAAGACCCTGATCTTGTGAAAGCATACGAGTTTCTGACTAAAACACAGCTCAAGGCATGTGTGAAGTTTTGCGAACTGGTAATCTCAGACTGCGGCTCTTATGTGCAGATCAAGAAGGTAGAGCGCAAGCCACGCAAGGTCAAAGCAGTGCCGCCAGAAAAGAAAGCAGCCAAGTTCAAGTTCCAGGCAGAGTTTGCTGAGCTTAAACTTAAATCAATCCCAGCGGCGCAACTGGTTGACAAATCAGAAGCATGGTTGTATGACAGCAAAAAGCGTAAACTTATCCACCTAGTGGCAGACGAGTATGCAAAGGTGTTTACAATCAAGAACAATACTGTTATTGGGTTCTCAACTGTGGAAACAGTGCAAAAGACTCTGCGCAAGCCGGCAGAACAGCTTAAACAAATTACCAGCGTTGGTAAGCCGGCTGCACGTAAGTATTTTAAAGATATCAAGGCAACTGAGGTTGCATGGAATCCACGAGGCAGTGAAAACTTAGTGATTCTACGAGCCTGGTAAATATTGGGCTAATGACAGCCCGTATAAAAATCCCCAAAGTAGAATTCTACATAACCAATGTCTGCAACTTAACCTGCGATCATTGTAATCGTTTTAACAATTACAATTTCAAAGGGTGGCAGGCATGGTCTGACCATGCAGAAACTTACGCCCGCTGGGCAGAGTACCTAGACATAGAACAAATTGTTGTGCTAGGTGGTGAGCCTTTGCTTAACCCTACCATTATAGATTGGATCCAAGGGCTAGGCAAACTATGGCCTTGCTGGAAGCAGATTCTTACCAATGGACATCGACTAACAAAAGTCAAGGGGCTATACGATCAACTTGAAGTAAACAAGTTCTGGCTTGGGATTAGTTTGCATAACGAAAATGATTTCCCACAACTAGCGGAAGACATTCGGCAGTTTATGCCAGGTCCTATTACTGAGCATCACGGGAAAGAAAACAATAGATTCAATGCTGACTATTGTTTTATTGATGCAAAGAACATGCTACTGCCGCTATGGACTCAAAATGAGTTTATCACAAGTGCCTTAAAAACCAACAAAGACGGCAAGTTTACACTACACAATTCTAATCCTGAAGATGCACATTCTGTGTGTCCGATGGCACAGCACAAGAGCTACCATTTTATCAATGGCAAATTGTACAAATGCGGCCCTGTTGCATTATTTCCAGAGTTTGATGAGCAATTTGGGCTGGATTTAACACCCGAAGATCGAGCTCTTATGTTAAGCTACAAGCCGCTAAGTGTTGATGAGTTTGAAACTCGTGGCGCTGAATTTTTTGCTGAACTTGACAATCCAATTCCTCAATGCAAATTCTGTTGTGGTTCCCCGGAAACAGAAAAAATATGGCCAATACGAAAAGGCTCTAAGCAATAAATATATGACTGGAGCATACAATGGCTGAAAACACACTGGACGTACTAAAACAAAATCTTATCAATTATGTGCAATTGCAACTTGGCAGCGGCATGATTGATATTGAACTAGATCCAGCGCACTACGAAGCTGCATACCAAAAAACAATCGGTACATATCGCCAACGTGCTCAAAATGCATACGAAGAAAGTTATAGTTTCTTGGAACTAATCCAGGACGTAAACATCTACACATTACCACAAGAAGTTATCAACGTTCGTCAAATCTTCCGTAGAACATTTGGTAATTCACAAGGTCCAGCCGCTACAAACTTTGACCCGTTTACACAGGCGTCTATGAATGTGTACTTGATGAACTTTAACGTAGCAGGCGGATTGGCAACATATGACTTTTATTCACAGTATGTTGAGCTAGCAGGGCGCATGTTTGGACAATACGTTGTGTACACTTGGAATCCTGTTACAAAGAAACTGCAAATGTCACGTGACTGGAGAGGTACAGGAGAGAATGTACTGCTTTGGACAGACAACTTAAAGCCTGAAATCAACTTGCTGTCAGACTTCCAAATTTCCCAGTGGGTCCGTGATTACATGGTAGCCAATTGCAAATACATGATTGGCGAAGCACGTGAAAAGTTTGGCACTATTGCCGGCCCACAAGGCGGTGGCACCCTAAACGGTACTGCAATGAAAGGCGAAGCTCAATCACAAATGGATATGTTAATCGAATCCTTGAAGACCTATGTTGATGGATCACAACCGCTTACTTGGGTCATTGGCTAATTGACATTCTAGTCTAGTCCTGCTATACTACAGCATGGACTTAATGATTGACTTAGAAGGGCTAGCAACTGGCCCGGATACTTGTATTCTCACTATTGCTGCCCAGGCGTTTGACCCGTTTGGAAACGTCGATTATACCCAATCTTATTATGCACGAGTTACCTTGGAAAGCCAAGAAGATCGTGCAATTGACAATGGTACAATTGAATGGTGGGCTACACAGCCTGACCATGCACGAGAAGAAGCTTTTAATGAAGAAGGCCGTATCCCGCTTGATCAAGCACTAGACGAGCTAGGCAAGCTAATTTGGCATTCTAAGCGTATTTGGGCCCAAGGTCCCACATACGACATGAACATTCTAGAGCATGCGTACAAGAGTTTTCATAAGCCCCTGCCTTGGAAATACTACATGGTGCGCGATAGTCGTACAGTGTTTAGTTTATGGCCAGACCAACCTATCCCTCCCACTAGCCACCATGCGCTAGAAGACTGTCGCAGACAAATTGGCATGCTACAAAACACGCTTAAATACCTTAACGTTAAGGAACTCAAATGATTATTGGAATCTGTGGACTTATTGGCGCAGGCAAAGATACTGCTGCCGACTATCTTGTGAATCTACATCAATTTCGCAGAGAAAGTTTTGCTAACACACTAAAAGATGCAGTGGCACAAGTGTTTGGTTGGGACAGGACCATGCTAGAAGGTCGTACAAAGCACTCAAGAGAGTGGCGTGAGCAAGTGGATACATGGTGGGCAGAACGTTTAGGTATTCCTGAGCTAACTCCTCGTTGGGTATTACAGCAATGGGGCACAAACGTTCTGCGTACTGGGTTTCACGATGATATCTGGATTGCTAGTTTAGAAAATAAACTTCGTAATACTACTGATGACGTTGTTATTACTGATTGCAGATTTCCCAATGAAATCAAAGCAATCAAAGCTGCTGGCGGCAAAGTAATTCGTATCAAGCGCGGTGACGAACCGGAGTGGTATGACGCTGCTATTGCATATAATCGCGGACCAAACGGCAACAGCCAATGGGCACTAAGCAAAGCAAAACTAGATAAACTAGGAGTACATCCTAGCGAGTATTCTTGGATCGGTACTGACTTTGATTCGGTGTTAGATAACAATTACAGCTTGGATGACCTGTACGCACAGGTTATAAGTCTGGCTCAAGATCTCCCGCCTTCCACGGATGATCAGACCGTTTAATTTCTTCAACACAATTTAAACAAATTGTTTTTAGATTTCTAACGTCTGTATTGTGCAAATTACTGTCAACATGATATACTAATAGCTGGGCTGAATACCTTGCTCTGAACCCGCATTTATCACATGCGGGTTTTTTCTTATACCCTGCTGCTTGCCACCGTGGTACTGGTGGTTTTGCCTTCTTGTTTTTCTTAATACACACTTCGCATCTGCTGCGATAATGGGTTACCTCATCTTTGCGATAGTTAACTGCGCAGCCACGTTGTTGGCAAACAGGACAAGTAGGTCTTTTCATGCTATATTTATTTAAAACCTTTGCCAAAGGGCAGGCATAGCCACCTCTTTTTGAAGTCTACAATAAATATTGTAACTGGAAAAAAGGAAAACCACATGGCACTATTATCACCCGGCGTAGAAGTAACAGTAGTTGACGAGAGTCAATACATCCCTTCTGCTACTAACTCAGTACCTTATATCTTAATTGCTACTGCACAGAACAAAATTTCTGGCACAGGCACAGGCGTAGCGGCTGGTACACTAGCTGCAAATGCTAACAAAGTATATACGATTACAAGTCAACGAGACTTATCGGCAACATTCGGTGTGCCGTTCTTTTACAAAACTACTGTTGGTACACCAATCAACGGCTATGAGTTAAACGAATACGGCTTGCTTGCAGCATACTCTGCATTGGGTATCACCAACCGTGCTTATGTACAACGTGCTGATATTGATCTAAGCGAGCTAACAGCTAGTTTAATTCGCCCAACTGGTGATCCAGCAAATGGCGACTATTGGCTAGATACTGCAAATACTGTTTGGGGCTTGTTCCAATGGAACCAAACAACTAGTGCATTTACTAATAAAGTGCCAACAGTAATTACTGACACTGCTGATCTAGAACCAAGCACAACTGTTCCATTGCAAAGCATTGGGTCAATTGGAGACTATGCAGTATCAGCAACTTCCACACATAATCCAACATACTACAAGCGCGGTGGCCCAAACACCACTACTTATAGCACTACAGCAAACTATGCTACCACTGGAAGCCCACTATTGGATCTATACAATAACTGGGTGCTAGTTGGCAGCGACGAATGGAAAACAGCATGGCCTACTGTGCAAGGTACTGTAGCATCTCCAACTCTAACAGTTGGTAATACTGTTATTATTAACGGAAATACAGTAGCAGTTGCAGTGGCTGGTGTAGCATCTGTAAAAAATCTATGTGATAACATTAACGGCGCTGGTATTACTGGTGTATACGCAGGTGTAGATTCTGGCAAATTAATAATTTATGCTGATTCCACAGCAGTTTCAGGTGATTCTACTTCGAACGTTATTATTGAAAACGGTACCGGTACTCCTTTAACAGCACTCGGTATTAATAGCGGTAGCTATTTTGCACCAACGTACTTTGCAGGCTACAGTTACGAAGCCCCTCGTTGGAGATCTAGTGATACATTGCCACAGCCAACTGGCTCAATCTGGCAGAAAATTAACTCTGTAAATCTTGGTGCGAACTTAGTTCTAAAGAAATTCTCATCAACATTAGGTACTTGGGTACAACAAAGTGTACCAGTGTACACTAGTGGCGCCCTTGCAATATACGGTCTTGACCCAAGCGGTGGTGGCATTAATATTCCAGTAGGAACAACCTTTGCTAGAACTAACCCAGCCTGGGAAGATCCTGCAACTTCTGGTTTTGAAATTTTTGAATTCACTCAATCGGGTGCAACAGTAGTAACTGGTGATGCTGTACTAACCGGTACTCCTTTCATTGTAGGTAATACTTTTACTATTGCAGCAACTATCCCCGGTGAATCAACAGTCGGTTCTGCTGTAACCGCTACAATTGGCGGCACTGGAACTGTAGCTGACTTTTTATCAGCTGTATCAGCAGCAGTGGGTTCTTCTACATTTGCGCCGTATGTTAGTGCATCAGTAGATAGTAGTGGTGCAATTGTGTTCACACACAGCGCAGGCGGACTAATCACAGTTGGTAATGTTTCTGGAACTCCACTAACAACTGCTGGGTTTAATATATCTGTATCGGGCGTAACACAAGGTCCATCTGGACGACTATCACTAGCCAAGTACAATACTACTCCTTGGTTTGTTTACTCATCAAGCAACACTGCTCCTAATCAAGATCCAGCTGACGGTCGCCTATGGTACTATAGTGCAACCACACAAGCTGATATCATGATCCAGGACAATGGAACTTGGCAAGGTTATCAAAACGTTACCAACGATGTAAGAGGATATAATCTTACTGATACAAACGCAGCTGGTCCAATATTTGCAGCAACTGCGCCAAGTACTCAAACTGATGTGGCAGAAAGCCCATTGGCATATGGTGATTTATGGATTAATACTTCAGACCTTGAAAACTATCCTGTAATCAGTCGTTGGGAAAATGTCGGCGGTGTTGATCAATGGGTACAAATTGTAAACACTGATCAAACTACAGAAAATGGTATTTTGTTTGCTGATGCTCGTTGGGCTCCAAACGGAACAACAGATCCAATATCTGACGAAATCCCAACCATTACAAGTTTGTTAACTAGTGATTATCTAGATCTTGATGCTCCAGATCCTTCATTATACCCACAAGGTATGTTGTTGTTTAACACACGTCGTTCAGGATACAATGTCAAGAGCTTCCAAGTTAACTACTTCAATGCTCAGAGCTTCCCTGATCAGAGTTTGCCAACAGTTACTAATGCATGGGTAACACAAAGTGGTAACAAAAATGACGGAACACCATACATGGGCAGACAAGCCCAACGTGCTATCATTGTTGCTGCATTGAAGTCTAGCATTGATGCTAGTACTACCTTGCGTGAAGAGCAATTGCAATACAACCTAATAGCAACTCCTCAGTATCCTGAGTTGATTCCTAACATGGTAGAACTCAACAACGATCGAAACAACACTGCGTTTGTTGTGGGCGACACACCGTTGAGATTGGCTCCAAACAATACTGATATCAGTACATGGGCAAATAACAACGGCGGTCTTGGTACTGTAACCGGCGATGGATTGCAAGCAAACGACATTTATCTTGGCGTGTTCTATCCAAGCTGCCAAACTTCCGATCTGTCAGGCAGCTTAGTGGTACAACCACCAAGCCACATGATGTTGCGTACAATTATTCGTAGTGACGAAGTGGCATTCCCGTGGTTAGCCCCGGCTGGTACACGTCGTGGTGTAATTGATAACGCATTACAAATTGGTTATGTAAATTCAACCACAGGAGAATTTGTATCAACTGGTGTAAACCAAGGACTTCGTGATGTATTGTATCAACTTGATATCAACCCAATTACATTTGTTCCTGGTATTGGTATCACCAACTTTGGTAATAAAACTGCAACTAGCGTAACTAGTGCGTTGGATAGAATTAACGTAGCAAGACTTGTTGCATTTATCCGAGGCAGATTGCAAGAACTTGGTAAACAATACTTGTTTGAACCAAACGATCAGATTACTCGTAACGAAATGACTAACGCAGTTAATTCGTTAATGATTGATCTTGTTAACAAGCGTGGTATCTATGACTACTTGGTTGTGTGTGACTTGAGTAACAATACTCCTTCACGTATTGACCGCAACGAGTTATGGGTTGACATTGCTATTGAGCCAGTTAAAGCAGTTGAATTTATTTACATTCCATTGCGTATCAAGAATACTGGCGAAATTGCTAGCAGTGCAAGCACTGTCGCAGCACAAGGCTAATGCGATACAGTAGAGAAAATAGGGTCTTTGGGCCCTATTTTTTTCTCGAACCAATCGCCATAAATAAAACAAACAGGAGATAATAACATGGCAGTAGCTTCATTAACTAGAATGACAGTGCCTTTGGCAAGCGATCAAAGCAATCCTAACCAGGGTATGCTGATGCCAAAACTCAAATATCGTTTCAGAGTGGTATTTGAGAACTTCGGTGTATCTACACCAAGAACAGAATTGACCAAGCAAGTAATGGACTTTACTCGTCCTAGCGTTAGCTTCGAAGAAATTCCAATTCCAATTTACAACTCGACTATTAAACTAGCCGGGAAGTATAGTTGGGAAAATCTTACTTGCAACTTGCGAGATGATGCAGGCGGCCAAGTCACAAGACTAGTCGGCGAGCAAATCCAAAAACAAATGGATTTTAACGAAATGGCATCTGCTAGTGCGGGTATTGACTACAAGTTTACTACACGATTCGAAGTACTTGACGGCGGTAATAGCGGCGGCGATGTTAGAGCACTAGAAACCTGGGAAATCTATGGTTGCTATTTGCAAGGTGTAAACTACGGCGATATGAATTATGGTTCTAGTGAAGCAGCTACTATTGCTCTTACTATTACATTTGATAATGCTGTACAAATATCTGGCGGAGTCGGCAATACCGACAACGTCGCACGTGGTACTGGCGATGTAGCCACAGCCTAAACATGGCTTTCGGTCAAGATTTTCTACAAGGTTTTACACCTGAGAATGGTCTTAGAGATTATGCTCACGCTGCTAAGACCTTTCAAAGCAACGGTTACGGTCTTGCTCCTCGGAGCAAGTACCTTTTCCACGTGTATTTTACTATCAACACTGCATATATTCCTGCACTGAGAAGTGCGTTTAGTGATAATCAGGAAATAGCAACAATTGGTCTACTAGTTAAGAACGTGCAACTTCCTAACTATACCCTTGGTGTAGAGACCATGAATCAGTATAATCGAAAAAGATTGATTCAAACCAAGATTGATTATCAGCCTGTTCAATTTGAATTTCATGATGACGGTAACGACTTGATCCGTGGCTTGTGGTATAGTTATTACTCTTACTACTACAAAGATCCAAGTCAGAAGTACGATAATCTTTCCCCGAACAATGGTAACTTAGGCCCATTAGCAAATACTCCTAATGGATTTAACTATAACGCACGTGATATCTATGATAATTCAAGAGCAGTCAACGACTGGGGATACATCGGCGAAAGTTATACAGATGGTAAAAATAATACTAGCATTGGTCGTGCTGGTAAAATGCCTTTCTTTAGAGATATTCGAATTTACGGTCTTAACCAGCACCAATGGAATAGCTACGTACTGATTAATCCAATGATTACTGAATGGAATCATGATCAGTATGATTACAGCCAAGGCAACGGTACGATGAGCCATCGCATGGCAATTCGTTACGAAACTGTAAAATACGGCACAGGTGCAATTGGTGATGTGCGCCCAGATACCAACGTTGTTGGGTTTGCTGATCCGGCGTATTATGACACTAAAGTTAGTGCTATTACTCGTCCAGATAAGAATGCTACAGTATTAGGCCAAGGCGGGTTGTTGGACACAGGCATTGGTATTGCAGAAGACTTAGCCTCCGGGGGTGTAGCAGGATTAGTCGGCGCAATACAAAAGTCTACTGCTGCATATAACACATATAAAGATAAAAATCTTAAATCAATTGTAAGTCAAGAAGTCAAGAACGGCGCACAAGGAATTCTCAAAGCTAGTGAGCCAGCAGCAATTCGAGCAGTGATTGGTACAGCAGGACAAAAAGGTGCACTGGATGGAATATTTTTTCCAACTCCGCCAAAAGGCGACACCCGGGCACCTGCAAAAAATGCAAGTGATTTATTAACAGAGATTGCTAGACAACAAGGGTTTAACCGCTAATGTCATCAGTAAACGACTTTAATCCCAAGATTGATCAAACAGTACAAGTGTTTGACAGTTTTTATAACTACGACGAAAACATACCTGCAGCAGAATACGATGTTGTGCTGAGTTATTTTAAAAGTGTAATGAACACTGCTGAACAAGCAGAAAACTTTACTACATCTATATTTAGAATAGCACAAGAAAGCGGCGATAGTGCCATGGACATTTTGCAACAATTCTACGGACAAACTGGCCCACAGTTGACATTGAGTCTATGTTACTATCTCAACAGCACACGAAGCAACGCTACTTTGTTAGGCCTGTTGCAACCCACTGCACCAAACTACTGGACAGCTAGAAACGTGAGGCAGTAATGGCCAAGTGGGCACAAGGCTTTTATGATATTCTCAATCCTGCCAAGTATGTGGGAACCAAACGTCCTCGATATAGATCAGGATGGGAACACAGCTTCATGCGATTCTGCGATACAAACGATAATATCTTGCAGTGGGCTAGTGAAAGCATTCAAATCCCTTATCGTCATCCCCTAACTGGCAAACAAACTATCTATGTGCCGGACTTTCTAATCACATACAAGACTCGAAACAGCACAATGAAAGCTGAGTTGATTGAAATCAAACCAAAGGGACAAAGCGCTATTACTGAGCGTATGAAGCCCAAAGAACGTGCTATAGTTGCAATTAACTATGCCAAGTGGGATGCAGCAACCAAATGGTGCCAGCGTCAGGGACTGACTTTCAGGGTAATAACTGAAGACGATATGTTTCACAACGGTAAAAAATAAACCATAAATATCCGCATGACGCGGAAACTTGAAGACCTTTTTGACCTACCACACACAGCACCAGAATCTGATTCGGTGCCTGCTATCAACGAAACTAGAGCAACACTAGCGGAAATCGACAATGCTATTGACAAGATTGATGCTGCATTGCCTGCTGTTAGAGGGCTAGACATGTCAGATACTGAGATGGATGCGCTAGCTGATTTAGCCCAGGGCAGTTATAGAGATCTAATGGATCTAGGCATGAACGTAGACAGCAGATTTGCTAGTGAGATATTTTCAGTAGCATCTAACATGCTAGGGCATGCTATCACAGCTAAGACAGCCAAAATGAACAAGAAGATCAAGATGATTGAACTTCAAATGAAAAAAGCCAAGCTAGACAAAGATCTTGCAAACGGCGATGAACAAGATCCACAAACACCAAATGCTCAAGGGCATGTATTAAATCGAAACGATGTCTTGGAGCGCCTGCTTGGCACCAGAGATCAAAAATCTAATAAAGCATAAATATCATATAGGGAATTGACATGAAACATTTCAAAGATTATCTTGTAGAGAGCGAAAGAACCTACAATTACCGCATCAAATTCGCCGGTGACGTACCGTCTGAGTTTGCAAAGCCGTTCAAGGAAAAGCTAGAACAATTTGACGTAGTCAAATTTGGCACACCAAAAACTACTCCAGTGCAAGCTCGTACACCAGACTTTCCAGCTTTTGAAAACGAACGTACTACCAGTATTGATGTAGAGTTTCGTTATCCAGCAATTGAGCCACAAATCAAACAGATTGCACAGTTACTGGGCATGGATCCAAACCGTGTGATTATGTTGACTCCGGGTCACGAAGACAACAACGATCAAGAGCGCAAGCAGATTGAAGATCAAAACAAAGATCTACTAGACGATACAGATTATCCTGCACCTGATGCAAAACAAAAAGCACTAAGTAAAGATTATTCAACTGGTCCTTACGACCATGCTGTGTTAAAGAACGCATACCGTTCAGACTTTACAATTGCTGGTGACAAAACTCCCGCAGCAAGAACTACAAATGACGAGCCACAGAACAAGATTAGTCCAATGAGCACAGTCAAGCGTCCACCTAAGCCAACAACTGGCCGTAACCCAAGAGGATAATCCAAATGACATTTTTTTACAACTTAAACAAAACTCTCGACGCTATTCGTGAGAAGCCAGCAACCACACACGGTCAACTCAATGAGCGTGACATGGGCAAACACAACAATGCCACAACAGGTTTCAAAGCTGTAGCTGATAAAGCTGCCAAAGAATACGGTTCAAAAGAAGCTGGCGAACGTGTAGCAGGTGCTATTAAAGCTAAAATGGCCAAGGCTGGCAAGTTAGAAGAAGCGGACCTAGACGAAGGTATTCTTGACAACATCAAGATGGCCACTAAAAAACTAACCGGCGGCGTTAACAAAGTTATCGGCCACGGCACCGATGCAGACATGATGGCAGACCTGCAAAAGAAAATGGGCGTTCCACAAACAGGACAAAAGCCACAAACAGGCGAAAAGCCAGCTGAGCCTAAAGAAGGACTCGGATCTGCTCTCGCTACCGGGTTTGACAAGTTTAACAATGCGGTTGCTCCTATAGGTGCTAAACTAAAAGGTGCCAAGGCATTTGTAACTAACAATCCTAAAGACTATCAAGCAGCCGCAGATGCACACAATAAGATTGCAGCAAAGGCAGGCACTGATCCACGAACCGGGCAACCATATGCTCATCCGGAACGCGATCCTAGATATCGTTTTGCCAAGGCAGCAGCCGGAAGCAACGAATATAAAAAAGGTCGTGCCCAAGCTGGAATGGGTCGTGTATTTGAAACTGGCGACGAAGAAGGTGGCATTCCAATGACACCAAAGCAAAAGAAGTTTGCTGCGATTGCTGAACCAAAAGACAAAATCACTTTCGCTGACAAGATTGCCGGCGCAAAGAAAGAAGTTGACGAAATGCTAGGTGACGTTGCTGCCGAAGCAATGAAGAACGCACTAAGTGGCGGTCAGAAGAAACTAGACAAAAACAAAAACGGCAAACTAGATGCTAACGACTTTGAGATGCTTCGTAAAGGTGGCAAGAAACAAGTTGCTGACGAAAGTTTTCCAACAGTAGCAGGTGCTCGTGACGAAATGCGCAAGCGTAAAGTTGGTGATATTACACACGGTGCCAAGCACGACACACAAGAAATCCCAGGCGGTCGCAGAGTAACTCGTCGTCTTGATCCTAACACTGGTTATTCAGTTGGTAGCGATACAGATGACGAAGGCAATGCTAAGTCGAGCGAAAAGCGCGGACGTGGTCGTCCAAAGAGTGCGCCAAAAGGTCCAGAGCGTGTGACAGCTAAAGCTACCAAGCACAAAGGCGGTCGCAAGATGTCTGAACAAGAAATTGACGAAGCTATTTCTGCTCTAGAAGGTTGCGGATACAAAGTAGACAAGCTGGAAGAAAAAGCAGTAAGCAAGAAGCAACAAAAGTTCATGGGCATGGT